GGTTTGACACATCACACCCATTAATGGTAAATTCTCCTACTGACCATTCCACAGTAGCGATTTTACACGCTGGTGGAGGCACTCCAAACAGAGGCTTAAAGATAAGTACATTCTCTGCTACTAATGCGAATGCAGGTGTTAATTTAGATGCACAACAGTCAACCGGTGTTCTTTCATTCAGTGCAGCTGGTGACGAAAAAATGCGTATCGCAAATGATGGTAAAGTTGGTATAGGATATAACAGCCCAGCAAATCCTCTTACTGTTTCTGGCGTTATAACAAGTGGTAATACTACTGGGGTTGGAATAGGTGGTACACCTTCAGATGCTAATTTCGGAGAACTTGGTCCTGGATATTTAAATCTAGCTAGAGATGATACAGCTGATGCTAAACAAATAATATTTGGTAAAAATGGTGTTAAACATGCTTATCTAGAAACAGCTACAGCAGGAATGTATATTGAATCTATAAGAGATCTTCAATATAGAACTACAATGACTAATTCAACAGCAGGACATCACATATTCAAATCTTATAACACAGAGATTATGAGAATTGATGGTGCAAATAATAGGGTTGGCATAGGAACTGATAGTCCAAGTGGTATTCTTACTATTTCAGATGGTGGAGATAGTGAAATTAATTTTGTTGATGGTGGAACTAATGCAATGGTTATGAAAGCAGGTGCAGGAGATGAACTTTATATTGGATCAGATAATACCTACACTTTTAGATGTACAAATAATGCTCGTAGAGACTTATTGATTGATAATGGTGCTTTTGTTGGTATAGGAACTGCGAGTCCTGGATCAGCATTAGTAGTATCTGGTGCTAATAATTTAGCTGCTCAAATGAGATTAATTAATACAAACGCTAGCCCAGATAATGATTGGAGTATAGGAGCTTATTATAACGACCAAACATTTAGAATAAGAGCAAATGATAACGCCGTAAATGTAATGACTATGAAAGACACTGGCCAAGTTGGTATTAACTCTACTAACCCACAAACTAAATTTGTAGTACAACATACTGATGGAGCAAGTGGAATTGAATTCTCAATGGGTTCTTCTTTAAATTATATTCAATCTTATGATAGAAATGCTAGTGATTATGTTGGTTTAAAACTTGATGCTGACGAGATAAGATTTGGTGTGGATAATGGTACAGAAGTAGTTCGTATTGCTAAGGGTACTGGAACTAACGTAACTACTTTGAAAGTAGGAACAAACTCAGATTATCTAGCTGGTAAAATGAGAGTTACTACGGGGAGTACTTCCGGTGGTACTGCAATGAACACTGGCTCGTTCCAAGAATTTAGAAATGTTTGTACAGCAAATGGTGCTGGTGCAAACAATTATTGGCACATTAAAACAAACTTTAAATGCACTAATAATATAATGTTTGTTGCAAGGATGCATGGATATGCTTATGGAAATGGTGGAGCTATTATAGATGTACAAAGAAGTGGATATGCTTATTCAGGAAGTGGGGGATCTATTATTAATAGTACAACTGTGAATAATGGTACTTCAAGCCACACCTTAGAATGCTATAAAGCTTCTGATGATTATGTTGTTTTCAGAGGTTATTGGGTAGGTGGATATTATACTGGGGCATCTTTTGATATAAAAATGCCTTCTCCAACAGGATATAACTGGAATTTCCAAGTAGTGAGTCAGGCATTAAATACAACAAGTGGAAATCATTTTTAAGGAATAACTATGGCAAAAACATCAGAAATAGAAAATAAATTATCAGTATCAGAAGAGTCAATACCTGGAGATGGTTCTGGAATGGTAGTATTAATAAAAAAAGAAACAAATAAAGAAGACATTCATGAGTTTTATAATACTTTATCTAAAGCTCAAACAGCAAAATCTGAATGGGACGATTAATAGGATATAAATAGAAGTATGGCATATTCAAAGAATAGAAGATTAGCAGATTTAGTCGCAACCGATGGAACTATGGATGCGGCCAAACTTAAGTCTGGTACAGTTACTCAAGCTCATTTACATTCATCACACGGTATTACTACAGCTCATATAACTGAAGGCAGTAATAAATATTATACTGATGAAAGAGTAGATGATAGATCTAATTCTTTGTTACAAGATGGTGCTAATATAACTCTTACATATAATGATTCAGCTGGCACACTTACCGTAGCAGCTACAGATACTAATACAACATATAGTGCTGGAACAGGATTAGCACTAAGTTCAACAACATTCAGCTTATCACATTTAGGGCTTCAATCATTAAGCGATCCGAATGCTGATAGAATTGCATTCTGGGATGATTCAGCTGGTGCCTTTGCATGGTTAACCATAGGATCTAATTTAACTGTATCGGGTACTACACTTTCAGGTGTAGCCGCTTATGGTGATTCAGATGCTCGAGCAGCTATAAGTGTTACGGATGCAGGCGGAGATGGTTCTTGTTCATATAATAGTTCAAGTGGTGTTATTACATATACAGGGCCGAGTGCGGCCGAGGTGCGTGCGCACTTGAGTGCGGGTACGGGCGTAACATATTCTGGTGGTGCAATTGCAATTGGACAAGCAGTTTCAACATCAAGTAACGTTACATTTGCAGATTTAGCGGCCACAGGAAACGTAACAGTTACAGGTAATTTAACTGTTAATGGAACACAAACAACTTTAAGTACAGCAACATTAGATGTAGAAGATAAAAATATAACATTAAATAAAGGTTCAGGAGATACTTCTGCTTCAGCAGATGGTGCTGGTATTACAATACAAGATGCTGTTAATGCTTCAACTGATGCTACATTAACGTGGAATGCTTCTAATGATAACTTTGTATTTTCACATGAAGTTGTTGCTCCAAGTTTAGATATATCAGGTAATGTAGATATTGATGGTACATTAGAAACAGATGCATTAACTATTAATGGTACAACATCTGTTCCTTTTGAGTCTGCAGACCATACTAAATCAGATGGAATAGCAGCAAGTGCTAATAATTATTCATTACCATTAGGAACAAGTTCAGCTAGAGGCGGATTTAAAATAGGATATACCGAAAGTGGTAAAAATTATCCTGTTGAATTAAGTTCAGAACAAATGTATGTTAATGTTCCGTGGACTGATACAAATACCACTTATTCAACGGCAACTTCAAGTGCACTAGGTCTTGTTAAAATAGGATATACCGAAAGTGGTAAAAATTATCCTGTTGAATTATCAAGTGGTCAGATGTTTGTCAATGTTCCATGGACTGATACTGATACTAATACAACATATAGTGTTGGAGATGGTGGACTAACACAAAATAACTTTACAAATACATTAAAAACTAAATTAGATGCAATAGAAGCTAGTGCAACAGCTGATCAATCAGCAGCAGAAATTCTTACTGCAGTAAAAACAGTAGATGGATCTGGTTCAGGATTAGATGCAGACTTACTTGATGGTGTTGATAGTGGGCTTTACTTTAAATCCCAAACAAACAATAATGGTGGTTGGTCACAATCTAATAGGAACTTTAGTGTAAGATCTGGTGGTGATGCCGTTGGACTTCATATGGAAGAATCAGATGGTACATTTGGATTCCAGCTTTATGGTAATGGCGGAACATATGGATTCTTAGATGGAGAATGGTCAGCCTGGGATATTCAAAAAGCTTCCAGTGGCGCATTCAAAGTTGATGTAGGTTCTGGATTAGTAAACGTAGCTACTGAGCCGTGGGTTCAATCACAAGGATATGCAACATCTGCAGCTTCACTTTCTGCAACTCAAACATTTACTGGTTCAAATAGTTTTTCAAATTCATATAATGAATTTGGTAATGGAGTTGGTTCTGTAAGTAACGACGGAAGTTGGGCAGCAAGAGTAAACGTTGCAGGAAATAATCATGCTAGATTAGATGTTAAAGATAATACTGATGGTATTATTGCTTCAATGTATGCTCATACTGGCCATGGTGGTCCTAGGTTTGGATCCTTATCTAACCATCCAGTAGACTTTATGGTGAATGGTTCTGTTAAAATGAGATTAGATAGCAATGGAAAAATATATCCAGGTGGTGATGATAGAGGATATATAGGTCCGGTAGGAACACATGATATATCATTACATAGTGTTAAGTTTATAACGTTTGACTGGGATGGTAACTACGATCATGAAGATTATCATGGGGTATTTTCCACTAACTCAGCTAGTACATATACTGATTCAATGGCGATTAAATCATTTGATGATATTACCTTAATGCTAGATACAAATAATAATGATGCAGCATCTTATATGAGGGTTACGAATAATGTAACTAATGGTTCAAGTGTAATGGGCTCAATCGGATTTAATGGAACTCAGCCTATATGGGATATGCCTTCAGCAAGTACAAAGCTTTTATTCTCAGGTAGTAGTACAACTTATGGTATTGGTGCACAAGGACATAACTACAATACGGCATATCTAGATACTTGTGATTCCGGTGGTAATACAGATGTATTAGAATTGGTTTATTACTCTGGTGCTGGTGTTAAAGTTGGTGCTAGTGGTGGTACTAAACCTATATATGCTTCAATATATTATGATGGTAATAGTACAGGATATTATGGTGATTTTGCAGGTACATCTAATATGTACACAATTCAAAATCAGAATACAATTACATATCCAACATCAGCTGGAGCTAGTTCTGCAGAAGGTGGAGTTTCTTATGCGATATTCCAAGAATCAGGAGCTTGGTCAAATCCGTATCCTGAATTACAAATAGCATTCCATACCGGTATTAATTTTGGTGGAAATGCTTCCTATAATGGTATGAGATTCTATAGTGACTCTAATATGTCATCAAGAGTTATACAGATAAATGGTTCATCAAATTATATCTATAAAGATGTTTGGATGCACACTGATGCTGGTGAAGGTATGTACTCTAGTTCAAGAGGATTCCATCTCTATCCAAATACTAACGGAAGTTATGGTTCTACTCAAATTAATGGTACACACAATAGTTATTCCGGAATCAATATGGAATCTGGTGGAAGAACTACTATTGGAATGTATGACTCAGGTGGTAACGGTGGGGAATATAAAGAAGGTAATAGTAAATGGAGACAGTATTATCATACAAGTAATGATTGTTTAGGTATTGCTGGATCAACTACTTCTAGTTCTTATAGATTATACGTAAACGGTCCAATATATGCAACTGGTGACATTGTAGGTTCTTCAGATGAAAGACTGAAAAAGAATATACATGTAATAAATAATGGATTGGAAAAAGTGTTAGCACTACGAGGTGTTACATACGAATGGAAAGAAGATCGTGCAAAGAAAGATGGTCATACTGATAATAACATAACCCCTGAAAGAATGGGTGTTATTGCACAAGAGATAATGGATATAGTACCAGAAGTTGTTACATATGATAAAGAAAATGATAGATATGGTGTTGCTTACGGACATTTAACAGGATTACTTATTGAAGCAATAAAAGATCTCAACACTAAAGTTGAAGATTTAGAAAAAAAATTAGAGGAAAAATAATTATGGCATTAAAAATGAATTATACAGATAGAGCTGGCGTGACACACGCAAACAGTTATTGGGCTATATCAGATATAAAAATGTTTAAGAAATTAAACAATACAGAAGATATGTTAAGGAAATCCCTTGACTTAGCCGATGGCGAAGATACTCATATTAAAGCAGCTGATGTTGATATAAAGAAAGGATATTATTTAAGCTTGACGATAATGGGTTGGTCAGTCGAAGCAGATAGAACCGCAGGTAAACCCCCAATGAGTGTTGCTTATAGATACCCAACGGAACATCAACCTTGGGGAACATTTGGTATACAACATCACGCCGAAGAAGGTACTTCAATGGCACACGAGTTGGTTGCACCTTTCGATCCTTCATCAAGCGATAATATGTTAAAACAAGCTTATGATTATCTTAAAACATTAGATATGTTTAAAGACGCTACCGAGGTTTAAAATGGCAGTTAGTTATAGTTATGAAATCTTATCTTTAAGAAAGAAAGATATAGAATCTAATACAGATACTGTATACCATGTCCAATGGAAAATGAAAGGCGTGGATGATACAGATAATGTATTTGGAGAACATCATGGTGCATTTCCCTTAGAATCTCCTTCAGGTTCTTTTATAGCATATAGTGATTTAACTGAAGCAAATGTAAAAAGTTGGGTTGAATCAAAAGTAAATTCTAATAAGACTTATTTAAAGCATATTAAAGAACAGATTGATTATGAAATTAATCGTAAGAGAGAAGAAGCAGGAACACCTGGTGGTGTAATTGGAGACGTACATACAACTGAAGGTAAAATTGAATTACCATGGAGTAGTTAATGACACTTCAATCTTCAGGTGCAATATCAATAAGCCAAATTAATACAGAAGTTAGTTCTGTAAATTCTAATTCACTTAGAGCTTTATCTTCAGCCGCGAGTAAATCTGCTCCAGACGCTATGACTGAATTCCATGGATATTCTCATGCTACCCCAATACCAACTTCACTTAGTACAAGACAACTTGGGAGTGGATTAATGGCTCAAGCTTATAAAAGCGTTACTGCAGCAATTGCATTTGTATCTGTAAACTTATATTTCAGATTACGTAATGATGGAACTAATTTAATTTGGGAAGTAGCGAATCGTTCAGGGCAAGGTGGAAGTTGGTGGAATTCTTCTGGAAGTGCTTCAGGTTTAAGTACAACATATGTTACCCTTGCAACCTGGACTGGTGCAACTGCCGGAATGGTTGATTGGTCCGGTTCAAGTTCTGGAGGTGGGGGTGGAACATTTGGTTCTGGCTCTATAGCTGGAAACACTAGTTTAGTAGGTGCAACTTATGCAGCAGCCGATACTACTTGGAGAACATTAAGTACTGGTCAATCGATGGGTTGGGCTATAACTTTAACTAACACTGCTGAATGTTATGCATCATCTACTAGATATTATACAGCAACATTTCATAATATATACGGAAGAAGATCGGGATATGATGATACTTCTATTGGAGCTTTCCAAGCAAGATGTGATGCAACTGCAACATCAAATAATTGTTTCTAATGGCTATTTGGCGTAAAAATAGAATAATATACGATGATATATTAATCAATCGTACAGACGGTTTAACAACCTCTATAGATGTTGATCTTAAACTTTATAAAGAAGAAGATATGATTTCAAAAACTGTAAAATATAATGATGAAAGTGGAGATGAACAAACATATGAAGATTGGGATTACGAAAAATGTCAAGTTATATCGAATAGAAAATTTAATTATGTTATTCCATTTGAAGAAAGAACAGTGTTAGAAAAAGGAACAAAACACCCTCATAATCACACAGAAGAAATAAAATTTCAAGAAAGATCTAGAAGCTGGGTAGAAGGTTATCAAGCAACAGAAGAATATATCACAGCAATGCGTGATTTAAACAATAAAGTGTTATAAATAGTAATATGGCAATACCAACATCAGGAAATATATCAATCAAAACAGCAGCTGGATCTAGTAGATCTATAGACACTGCCGTAACTTCTACTAGTAGTGGAAGCTTAGTAACATTAAGCTCAAACTCTATAGAACACACTGGTGGAAGAGCAACAATTACAAATGATACAAATACTGCACCTTATAGTATGTTAGAATTTTCTGGATATCAACACGAAATTGCTTTCCCAACAACAGGAAGATATCAAATGTCTAGAACAGATCAATCTGGTTATTCTGTTTATGGGGGAAGTAGTGTAACAGCAGGTGAACCAAATGCTCGAGCATTAATTCTATTTGCATTATATAATCACCCAAACCAAAATGCTGTTTATCTATTAGCTAAAAGAGGATGGTGGGATGCAGGAGATGATGATGCATATGGCCTGATGAGTCAGGGTTATTATTTAAATGGTAATACTGCAGGAACAAGAACTACAGGTAGTACAACTATTGATGGATTTAGTAATCAGACAAATCCTGGAGGAACAGGTTGGCAAACACTTTGGTATATAAGTACCCAAGTTGATAGTGGTATTGAGCCAGATGCTTTTAAAGTTAATTGGTCACACACATCTGCTGGAGCTGGCGGAGGCGGTGGTATTCAAGGACTTAGTAGTGGTTGGGGATCAAGTTTTACATATGCAGCAGCTGATAATTCATGGCGAACATTAGGTAATGGTGAAAGTATGGGATGGTTGATCCAAGCAACTTGTTTTGCAGCATGCTATAATTCAAATACAAAACACATTTACGGAACTTTTGAAATTGATGCTAGAAAATCAGGATATACAGATACAAGAGTGGTTAATTATGATGCTCATATGCAAGCTACAGCCATTTCAAATAATTGTCAATAATGAATTATTATTTTGATATAGAATTAACACCTCAAAGAGATGAGAGTGATGTAGTTAAAACCATAAAGGTTAAAGTTAATCGTTGGACTAATGATGGGGAAATGACCCAAGCAGGTAGTACATACGTATCAAACTCTGGGGTGAAAGCTTTATGGAAAGAAACAAATAAAGAACCACTTATAGGTTCAGAAGAGTTTACATATACTGTACCAGCTGATGATCAGACAGATATAATACCTACTGGTTATCCAAGGGCAGAAACAGATAATCATAAAAATTGGGCTGAGTTTCATAATAAATGGCAACTTGGCATAATAGAAGATAGTGGATATTTAGCCGCAGTAGAAGAATTAAAGAAATTATGATTATAAATAGTAATAGAGGATAATAGAAATGGCTAAACCAAATTCAAGAGCAACACTAGTTTCATACTGCAAGAGAGCGTTAGGCCATCCTGTGATCGAAATCAACGTTGATGATGATCAAGTAGACGATAGAGTAGATGAAGGATTACAATTTTACCAGGAATATCATGCAGATGCAGTCGAGAAAGTTTATTTAAAACACTTAGTAACTCCAACAGATCAAACTAATGGTTATATTTCAATACCAGAATTAGTTACAAATGTTGTTAGAGTATTTCCACTAAGAGATGTTAATAACTCATCTATAAGTATGTTTGATGCTAAATATCAAATGCACTTAAATGATATGTTCTCATTAGGATATATGGGATCACTATTAGAATATGAATTAAGTCAACAATGGTTATCAATGTTAGATATGATAATCGATTCTAATGATAAACATATTGATTTTAATAGACATAGAAATACATTAAGAATTAATATGGATTGGTCTGAAGAAACAGATTCAGTTGCTGCGGCAACTCACGTAATTAAAGTTGCATCTAATAAATTTACAATAGATGGAGAATCAAAGGAGTTAGCTTTAAGTAAAGGCGTGGTATACACCTTTGACGTTTCAGATGCATCAAATAGTGGACATCCATTTAAATTTTCAGAAACATCAGATGGAACACATGGATCAGGAACAGAGTATACAACTGGAGTGGTTGTTACTGGAACAGCTGGTCAATCTGGTGCTAAGGTAACATTTACAATAGCAGAAGATGCGCCTGATACGTTATATTACTATTGTGCAAATCATTCTAATATGGGTAGTAAACTTACATTAGCTATTAATTCAACATATCTAGTATTAGAATGTTATAGAATATTAGACCCAAATACATATACAGATGTATATAATGATTATTATTTAAAGAAATATGTTACTGCTCTTATTAAACAACAGTGGGGACAAAACTTAATTAAATTTGAAGGGATGCAGATGCCTGGTGGAGTCACCTTCAATGGAAGACAAATATATGATGATGCTACTCAAGATCTTGAGAAATTAGTAGAAGAAGCTAGGCTCAATTGGGAAGAACCGATTGACTTTATGACGGGGTAAATCATGGCTAGGAACGTATACTTCAGCCAATCCGTTAAGTCCGAACAAAATCTTTACGAAGACTTAATCATAGAATCTTTAAAGATTTACGGACAAGACGCTTATTATCTACCTAGAACTATAATAACTAGGGATGATGTACTTGGGGAAGCTTCAGGATCCAAATTTGATGATGCTTATATTATTGAAACTTATATTGAAGATATAGAAGGATTCGCTGGTTCAGGCGACTTATATTCTAAGTTTGGTTTAGAAATTAGAGATGAAGCTACTTTCATAATCTCTAAAAGACAATGGAACAAACTTATTGGGGTTTGGAATAATACCGTTGATTATCCTGTTCCGAATGAAGGAGATATTATATTCCTTCCAATGACAAACAAGTTCTTTGAAATTATGTTTGTCGAACACGAACAACCGTTCTATCAATTATCTAATTTACCAGTATATAAATTACAATGTGCTCTTTATGAATACAATGAAGAAGATTTCGAAACTGGTATTGATGCAATTGATATTACTCAGCAGAAATTATCCTATCAAGAAACAATAGAATATACAACCTCAGGTGGTAACCACTATAGTGTTGGAGAGATAGTTAGTCAGGTAGTTTCATCTGGTATTACAGTAAGTGGTGAAGTTCAAACAATTACTAAAACCTCAGATATTGCAGGAACAATTACAGTATCTAATATTGGGGTTAGTGGAACAACCACAGCAACAGACTTTATTGTTTCAAGTTCTATTGCATTAACTGGTAATACTTCATCTGTATCTGCACATATTTCTAAAATATATGATATAGGTGATAACTCAGAAAACGTATTCCCATCAGACGGTGGAGCCGAGAATGTAGCATTTGAAATATCAGCTGATGGATTTATTGATTTCTCGGAGTCAAATCCATTTGGTGATCCTTCGGAGAATTATTAATGTTCGGTTCCCATTTCTATCACGCAACCATGAGAAAATCCGTAGCGGTTTTTGGTACTATGTTTAATAATATTTCCGTAGTTAGAAAAGATGGTTCTGGTGGTATATTAAATCAAATTAAAGTTCCATTAGCTTATGGACCAAAAGAAAAATTCTTATCAAGATTAGATCAAGATACCCAAAGTGATGCAAGTATGGCAATTAAATTGCCTCGTATGTCTTTTGAAATAACATCATTATCTGTTGATACTAATAAAAAAGAAAATAAAAAGAATAAACTTCATTATGAACATGGAACAGATAATAATAAAAGACAAGTTATTCAAGCTCAAGTACCATATAATATAGGTATGTCTTTAAGCATTATGACAAAGAATCAAGATGATGGATTACAAATATTAGAACAAATTATTCCATTCTTTCAACCTGATTATACAGTCACAATTAAACCTATTGATGGTTGGACTAATTTTAAACAAGATGTTCCTATTATTTTAAATGATACTAGTATTGAAGATAGTTATGATGGGGATTATGCTACTAGAAGAGTGTTAACTTATACTATGACCTTTACTATGAAAATGACATTCTATTCTGGTACAACAGAAATGAGAACTATTAAGAATGTTGATATTGATTGGATAGATAAATCAAATAACATCTTTCTTGAAGGACAAGACTTTGCAGTTAATCCTCCGACAGCAGATAAAGAAGATTCTTATACTGTTACTTCTACAGTAGATTATTTAAATATCCCTACATCAATGACTTTAACGCTATCAAGTGTTAGTGGTACATTCCAAGTAGGAGAAACTATAACAGGCGGAACATCTGCTAGCACAGCTAAGGTTACTAGTATAAGTGGAACTACAATGGTAATTTCAGATCCAACTGGCTATTTTTATCAAAGTGAAACCATTACTGGAGGAACGAGTACAGCTACTGCAACCGTAAATCAAGCTGTATAAATAGTATATTATGAATAAGAAAGATGCAATCGCTGAACGCTTAGAGAAAAATCTTCCTGGAACTAAAAGAGAAGATTACGTTGCTAAGAAAGATATAAAAGATGATTATGAATTTTCTCGTGATACTTACAAAGAACTAATCGCAGTAGGTACACAATCAATGGATTCATTAGCCGAGCTCGCACGCGAGAGCGAGCACCCACGCGCATTCGAAGTATTATCTAATCACTTAAAATCTATAGGTGATATTACAGATAAGCTTATGAAGCTACAAAAGAACAAAAAAGAATTAACACAGGATGATGTGAAAAGAGAAATAACTAATAACAATGTATTTGTTGGTAGTACAACAGAACTACAAAGAATGTTATTAGATACTAAAGATGATGTAATAGATGTCAAACCAGAGGATTAAGAATACTGAATTTGGTTACTTAGGCAATCCATCAGTTAAAAGAGATGGTGTTGTTAGTGATTTTACCAAAGAAGAAGTTATAGAATATCAAAAATGTATGAAGGATCCTTCATACTTTGCCCGTACATATGTAAAGATTATATCTCTTGATGAGGGTTTGGTTCCATTTAATTTATATGATTATCAAGAAAAGATGTTTGAACATTTTAATAATAATAGATTTAGTATTGTATTAGCGTGTAGGCAAAGTGGTAAATCAATATCATCGGTGGTATATCTATTATGGTATGCTTGTTTTCACCCAGAAAAAACTATAGCTATACTCGCGAACAAAGGCGCGGTCGCCCGTGAGATGCTTGCGCGTATCACGCTCGCGCTCGAGAACTTACCATTCTTTTTACAGCCAGGAACTAAAGCTTTAAATAAAGGATCTTTAGAATTCAGTAATAATAGTAAGATAATAGCTTCAGCAACATCTGGTAGTTCAATAAGAGGTTTATCAATTAATTTATTATTCTTAGATGAGTTTGCATTTGTAGAGAATGATGCCCAATTCTATACATCAACTTATCCGGTAGTTTCAGCGGGTAGAGATACACAAATTATTGTTACATCTACAGCAAATGGTGTTGGTAATGTTTATCATAAACTGTGGGAAGGTGCTACAAATGGAACTAATGAATTTAAACCATTTAGAGTAGATTGGTGGGATGTACCAGGAAGAGATGATAGATGGAAAAATGAAACTATTTCTAATACATCTGAATTACAATTTGAACAAGAGTTTGGTAATACATTCCATGGTAAAGGTAATACATTAATAGCAGCAAATCATTTATTAGCACAAAAATCTATAGATCCTTTACGTTATCAAGAGAATATATGGATATATAAAGATGTGGTTGAAAGCCACGATTATATAATAACTGTTGATGTTGCTAAGGGTAGAGGACAGGATTATAGTACATTTACTATAATTGATATATCAGTAGAACCTTTTGAACAAGTATGTGTCTTTAGAGATAATAATATATCACCTATGTTATTACCTGATATAATATACAAATATGCTAAAACATATAATGAAGCTTATATCATTGTAGAGTCAAACGATGCTGGTATTGTTGTATGTAATGGCTTATATTATGATTTAGAATATGAAAATATGTTTGTAGAATCAGCTATTAAAGCCAATGCTATTGGTGCTACTATGACTAAAAGAGTAAAAAGAATAGGTTGTTCTACAATAAAAGATTTAATTGAGCAAGGAAAGTTAACAATATATGATGCAAATACAATAATAGAAATGGCTACATTTGTAGCAGTGGGTAGATCTTATATGGCTAAAGCACCAAATCACGATGATTTAATGATGAATTTAGTTTTATTTGCATGGTTTACCACAACAGATATATTCAGTTCTATATCAGATATTGATATGAAAAACTTATTATATAATGAACAATTAAAGGCAATACAGGATGATATGTTACCATTTGGTATTGTAGATGATGGACAAAAAGTAGATAAAGGTGAAGGTGATGGAAAGGGTAATGTGTGGTTCGAAGAAGATACAAAGACCACAGGACTCTTTTAATCATAAATAAAGATGAGTGAAAACAAACCTTATTATGATAACTTATAAACAAACCTTATTGAGAGGATAAAGCGATGGCATTTCAAGTATCACCCGGAGTACAAGTCAAGGAAATTGACGCAACTTCCGTAGTACCTGCCGTTTCCACTAGCATTGGTGGAACCGCTGGGTCATTCAATTGGGGACCAGTTCTAGAAAGCAAATTAATTAGTTCTGAACAAGAATTAGTTGATACGTTTGGCGAACCAGATGACAACACGTTTAAATACTTCTTAACAGCAGCATCATTCTTAAAGTATGGTAATGCTCTTAGAGTTGTACGTGCAGATTCTGGACATCTAAACGCTACTGCAGATGGAAACGGTCTCAAAATTAAAAATGATACCCATTACGTTGATTCAAGCTACAATACTGGCGCAGGTTCTAGTGGACATTGGGCGGCTAAACACCCAGGGTCTAAAGGAAATAGCTTAAAAGTTTGTATCGTTACTGAAGGTGTTAACAGTTGGTCTACTATTACGTATGCAACTGGTAAAAAATATTCTGAAGTATTCGATGCAGCTCCTGGAACTAGTGAGTACGCAGGGAATCTTGGTAAAGGGTCAATAGGCGATGAGCTTCATGTCCTAGTTTTAGATGAAGATGGTTTATTCACTGGAACAGCTAACACTGTTTTAGAAACTTTCTCATTTATGTCACAAGGATCTGATGCTAAAGCCTCAGATGGAACTTCTAATTACTACGTAGACGTAGTTAATTCTGGTTCTAATTACGTTAGATGGATGGATCATCCAAGTGCATTATCAAATGCAGGATCCGCTATATCTGCTTCAGCTTCAATTGCTGGTTCAACAACCGCAATTACTGATAGCTTAGCAGGTGGAACAGATGATAACGCTCCTACAGCAGCTGAAATAGCAGCAGGATTCGATTTACTCGAAGACGCTGATACAGTTGATGTTGGATTATTATTTGCATATCCAGACGCTAACGGCGCAGAAACAATCGCAGAAGACTTAATCTCAATTGCAGCAGCAAGAAAAGACTGTATGGCATTTATATCACCTCCGATAGCAGATTCGCAAGGATCTTCAGCTCCGGACACAGATGTTATGGCATTTGCAAATGGACTTACATCTAGTTCATATGCTTCTTGCGACTCAGGTGCAATCTATGTTTATGATAAGTACAATGATACTTATCGTTGGATAGGTGCAGCTGGTCACATAGCTGGACTGTGCGCAGGCACAGACAGAGTTGCTGATGCATGGTTCTCACCAGCTGGTGTGAACAGAGGGCAACTATTAGGCGTAACCAAGCTTGCTTGGAACCCTAATCAAGCTCAAAGAGATACACTATATAAAGGAAGAGTTAATCCTATAGTTTCTATGCCTGGACAAGGCACAATTCTATTTGGTGACAAAACTTTATTAAGTAGACCTTCTGCCTTCGATCGTATTAACGTTCGAAGATTATTCATAACTTTAGAAAAGGCTATATCAACAGCAGCTAAAGCTCAATTATTTGAATTCAACGATGAATTCACTAGAGCTCAGTTCAAGAATTTGGTAGAACCTTTCTTAAGAGATGTTAAAGGACGTAGAGGACTTACTGATTTCAGAGTCGTTTGCGATAACACAAACAATACAAGTCAAGTGATTGATGGTAATAGCTTTGTTGCTGATATTTTTATCAAGCCAAATAGATCTATTAACTTCATAACATTGAACTTTGTAGCAACAAGAACCGGCGTAGACTTCTCTGAAGTTGCTGGTACATCGAGTTAAGGAGGAGTAAGACATGGCAATTTTAGGCATAGACGATTTTAAATCGAAACTTACTGGTGGCGGTGCTAGACCTTCTTTATTTAAAGCAACTGTAAACTTTCCGTCATATGTTAGCTCAGCTAACGTTGAACTTACATCATTCTTATGTAAGCAAGCTAGTATACCTGCTTCAACCATTAATGGTTTTGAAGTTGGTTTTAGAGGCAGAAAGGTTAAGATAGCAGGAGATAGAACTTTCGAGAACTTATCTCTTACTGTTATTAACGATGCAGAATTCGACGTTAGGAATGCTTTCGAAGAATGGATGAACGGTATTAACGAACACGTTAACAACACTGGATTAGTAGATCTAAGCGATTACTCTGCTGATGTGGTTGTTGAACAACTTAGAAAAGACGGATCTACTTCAAAGAGATACGACTTTAGAGGTTGTTGGCCTTCATCAGTAGCAGCTATTGATCTTAATTACGATACAGTAGACGCTATTGAAGAATTCACAGTTGAACTACAGGTTCAGTATTGGGAATCAGGTACTACATCATAAAAAGTAGTATAAATATGTTAGAAGAGGGGATTAATTTCCCCTCTGATAATATGAGGAATTAAAGAATGGCAGAATTTTTTGGATTTGAAATAAATCGTAAGGCTAATAAAAAAGCCGAACGACCTTCCTTTGTACCAAACACCGAGGCTGATGGCGCTGGTGTTATACAATCTGGTGGACATTTTGGTGTTTATCTAGATCAAGACGGAGACAAAGTAAAAGGTGAACTAGATCTTATCATGAAATATAGGGATATATCCGCCCAACCAGAATGCGATGCAGCAATTGAAGATATAGTTAATGAAACAATCGTAGGAGATCATGATTCATCTCCTGTTGATATAAGATTAGATGCTTTAGATGTATCTGATCAAATTAAAGAAGTGGTTAAAAATGAGTTTGACAATGTATTAAGGATGATCAATTTCAATCAATACGCACATGATATATTCAGAAAGTGGTATATTGATGGAAGATTACCTTATCACGTTATTATAGACGAAGGATCACCAAGTAAAGGTATTAAAGAATTAAGATATATTGACCCAGCTAAATTAAGAAAGGTCAAAGAGATTGAAGAGAAAGAAGATCCTAAGACTGGTGCAAAGATAATCACCAAACAAGAAGAATACTTTATTTTCCAAGATAACAAAATGGAAAAACATAATCAGGGAGTTAAGATTCACCCTGATGCTATTATATACTGTACTTCAGGTCAATTAGATCCTGGAAGAACAAGAATCTTATCATATCTACATAAAGCTATTAAGCCAGTAAACCAATTAAGAATGATGGAAGATTCTTTGGTTATCTACAGAATAAGTAGAGCACCAGAACGTAGAATATTCTATATTGATGTTGGTAACTTACCTAAAGGTAAAGCAGAAGAATACCTTAAGAATATTATGAACCAATATAGAAATAAATTGGTATATGATGCAAGCACAGGTGAGATTAAAGATGATAAAAAGCATATGAGTATGCTTGAAGATTTCTTCCTACCAAGAAGAGAAGGTGGAAGAGGTACTGAAATATCTACATTACCAGGTGGTGAAAGCTTAGGCCAAATAGATGATATAATATATTTCCAAAAGAAATTATATAAAGCTTTAAACGTTCCATTAAATAGATTAGAACAAGAAGCTCAATTTACTTTAGGAAGAAGCACAGAGATTTCTAGAGACGAAGTTAAATTTAAGAAATTCGTTGACAGATTAAGAAAAAGATTCTCAGACTTGTTTATGCAAACATTAAGAACGCAGTTATTATTGAAAAAGATTATAACTAAACAAGATTGGGATTCATGGAAAGAACAAATAGCTTTCGATTTCATTGAAGATAATTACTTTAGTGAATTAAAAGAATCAGAAATGATCAGAGAAAGATTTGAGATGTTAGCTTCATTAGACGAATATGTAGGCAAATATGTATCAAATGAATGGATACGTAAGACTATATTACGTCAAAATGATGATGATATTGCTGAAATTAATAAACAAATTGAAGCAGAACAAGAAGAAGATGGTGAAGATCTCGATCTTGACATCTAAATTTTTATAAATAAGAGTACGAGGAAAACTTTATGAGTACAAATGAATTGATAGATAATATTAAGAATGGTGATAATGTTAACGCAGCTAAGAGCTTTGATACATTAATGAAATCAAAACTAAATGATGCGTTAGATGCAAAGAAGGTAGACATCGCGTCTTCTTTAGGTAAATCAAATGATGAACCTGAAGCAATAGAAGAACCGGTAGAAGCCTAATGTTATTCAAAGAGTTTCGAGAAAAAATAAAGTCTCAACCGATAGTAGTTAAAAAGCTTGGAGACAGTGTAGTCATTTTTAAAGAAAATGGCGTATACAAAGTCCAATGTGCTAATCAATTATTAGATGAAGACTTTAATGATATTCTTGAAGCTGAAGAAGCTGGTAGAGATTTTCTTAAATTATTAGAGGAAGACTAATATGAAGTTAATATCAGAATACGTTGAATCTCCATTAGAGGTTATCGTAGAAAAGAACAATGGTAAAAAGAACCTTTATATAGAAGGTGTCTTTATGCAGGCCGAGAAAAAGAATAGAAACGGCCGAATATATGAAAAAAAGATTTTAGAGAAAGCTGTTAGCAAATATGTTAAAGAACAGGTTTCTCAGGGAAGAGCGGTTGGAGAGTTAAATCATCCAGAAGGACCAACCGTAAACCTGGATAAAGTTTCACATAAAATTACGAACCTGGAATTCCAGGGAAATAATGTTTATGGAAAAGCATCAATACTTAAAACCCCAATGGGTCAAATCGTCGAAGGTTTGCTCGAAGGTGGAGTTAAGCTTGGTGTATCAAGTCGTGGTATGGGAACTCTTGAGAACAGGAGAGATGGCGCGTATGTACGGGATGACTTTATGTTAGCCTCCGTAGATATAGTCCAAGATCCCTCTGCACCTTCCGCTTTCGTTAACGGAATTATGGAAGGAGTAGACTGGATATGGGACAACGGCATTTTGAAGCCTCAAGAAATTGAAGAAATTGAGACTGAAATAAAACGTGCTCCGATGAAGGCATTGCCTGAATTGGAAATAAGAGCGTTTAAAAATTTCCTCTCTAAATTATAAATTACTTTGGGAGACAAAGATATGTCTAATATATCGACAGAATATAAAAAAATAGTCGAAGGCGTACAGCCTGAATCAGAAGAAGTAGTTGCTGAAACTTTGGAAGTTGAAGTTCCTGTAGAGGAAGATCAAGTAGAAGAAGTTGTTGAAGCTAGTGAATCTGAGGAAGAGCAAGTTGAAGTTTCCGAAGAGGAAATTCAAGTTGATGAAGCTAAGGTTAAAGAAGATGATGACGAAGATGAAGATGACGAAGACGAAGTCGAGGAATCTGCACCTACGTTTGAAATGCCTAAAACTAAAGCTGGTATCATAAACGCCGCAGTCGACATGCTTAAAAAAGCACGCAAGCACGAAGCGCAAGAGCTATTCGCCAGGATGGTCAAAGAAGTTGAAGAGTCAATCGATGATGGATCAGTAAAGAAAGCTATCGATGCTCAGGGGAAAAAAGAGAAGGATAAAAGTATTAAAGCTAAACCTTCTGATGCTTCCTCTAAGCAAGAAGCTGCTGATTGGTCTGAGGACTTGGATCTTATCGTTGCTAATGAAGCAACACTATCTGATGGATTCCGTGATAAAGCCTCTGCTATTTTCGAAGCAGCTTACGCAACAAAAGTAGGCGCTGAGATTGATAGACTAGAGTCTGAATATGCGCAAAATCTTGAATCTGAAGTAAAGGACGTCCAAGAAGGTATCGTAGAGAAAGTAGATTCTTACTTGAACTATGTTATTGAAAATTGGATGAAAGAAAATGAAGTCGCAGTGCAACAAGGTCTTAGGACTGAAATTGCTGAAGAGTTCATGCAATCTTTACAATCAGTGTTCAAAGAACATTATATTGAAGTTCCAGAAGGTAAAGCTGACCTGATCGACGATTTAGCTGATCAAGTTTCTGAACTGGAAGAACAGCTCAATAAAACCACTGAAGACAATATACAACTACACGAGAAAGCTCAATCTTTTGAAAAAGCTGACATCGTGCGTAAGGCGTCTTCCGGCTTAGCAGACACAGAAGCTGAGAAACTAGCTGGTTTGGTTGAAGATGTAGAATTTGAAGATAGCGAAACTTTTGAAAATAAAGTTAACGTTATTAAAGATTCTTACTTCAAACAAGAAGTTAGTGAATCAACTGACGAGTCTGATGCATTAGTAGGAGAAGATGGAGAAACAGAAGTTGAACTATCCTCAAATATGAGTGCGTACACTCAAGCCATACGAAATTTTAATAGCTAAATGCTATTAAGTAATATTAATAATTGCTAACCTTAAGGGGAAAACAAAATGTTTAATGCAGATAAAAATCTTATCGAAAAATGGGAACCAGTCTTAGGTCACGAAAGTGCTCCTGCGATTGACGACCATTATAAAAAAGCGGTAACTGCACGTCTTCTTGAAAACCAAGAAGTTGCCCTACAAGAAGAAAGATCTAAAAGATCATACGATCTATCAGAAGCAGCAGCTAACGCTACTGGCTCTAACATAGATAACTTTGATCCAGTTCTTATCTCTCTCGTAAGACGTGCAATGCCTAACTTAATTGCTTATGATATAGCAGGTGTTCAGCCAATGTCTGGACCAACCGGCCTTATCTTCGCAATGAAATCTAGGTATTCAACTCAAGGTGGAACAGAAGCACTATTTGACGAAGCTGATACAGACTTCTCAGGTACAGGTACACATCAAGCAGATCCAACAGGTCTTGCTGGTGTAGTTGATGCCGATACAGATGGTTCAATTGCGGATACAGCAGACGTTGTATCTACATTTGGTTCTGGTTTACCAACAGCTACTGCGGAAGCCCGTGGTACATCCGGTGGCGCTGGTGCGGCATTTGCTGAAATGGCTTTCTCAATCGAGAAATCAACAGTAACTGCTAAATCAAGAGCACTGAAAGCTGAATACACAATGGAATTAGCACAAGACCTTAAAGCAATCCACGGATTGGATGCTGAAGGCGAACTTGCTAACATATTGTCAGCTGAAATCCTTGCAGAAATCAACCGTGAGGTTGTAAGAACAATTTTAACAAAAGCTAAAATTGGTGCTTTACAATCTTCAACAGCTACATCAGGTATTTTTGATGTTGCTACTGACTCAGACGGTAGATGGATGGCAGAGAAATTCAAAGGCCTAATTATGCAACTCGAAAGAGAAGCAAACGTTATCGCTAAAGAAACAAGACGTGGAAAAGGTAACTATGTTATCGTTTCTTCAGATGTTGCTTCAGCTTTAGCAGCTTCAGGCATGATGGATTACTCTCCAGCCTTAGCAACTAACCTTAACGTTGATGATACTGGTAATACTTTTGCTGGTGTTCTTAACGGAAGATTGAAAGTTTACATTGATCCTTATTCAACTGTAGACTTCGCTTGTGTTGGTTACAGAGGTTCAAATCCTTATGACGCTGGTATGTTCTACTGCCCATACGTTCCTTTAACTATGGTTAAAGCCGTTGGTGAAAGTGACTTCCAACCAAGGATCGGATTCAAAACAAGATATGGAATGGTTGCTAACCCATTCGTCGCAGCAGACGGTGTTGGTACTGATAGAGCTAATCCATACTTTAGGATCTTCAGAGTTGATGACATAATGGTGTAAACCGTTTTTCGAAACAACAAATTAAAGAGGGACTTCGGTCCCTCTTTTCTTGTGTAAACTAAGATTATAAAGTATATAAATAGTAGTATGAATGAAATAAAAAGAGAATATCTTGAGAGCTTTATTACTAGAATGTGGTTAGATTATTGTGATGAACATAACGATCCTATATCAGCTCCGAGTAGATTGACGCATGAGGAATATGCACATCAATACGGAGATTGGTTACTAGAGAAATACGACGAGAAATATGGCATTAACGGATAACAAAAACTTTCTAAGTCCAGTTGGATATACATTAAAGATAGATGCAAACTTTGCAAATACAGAGTATTTCTGTACTGCTGCAAATATACCTGGGGTTGGTATATCATCTGTAGATACTCCTTACAAAGGAGTAAATCTAGGTATGACTGGTGATAGAATGACCTTTGATGATTTTAGTATCACATTTAATGTGACAGAGAATATGGAAAACTATATAGAAATATATAATTGGATTAAGAATCTAGCTACTTTAAAAGAAGCTGATAAGGATTATAAGTATGATGCTAGATTGATGATATTAACCTCACATAATAATCCCCAAAAAGAAATTAAGTTTAACGATTTATTTCCTACATCTTTATCATCTATAGAGTTTAATGCTCAAGCAAATGATATAGAATATGTACAGGCACAAGTAACATTTAAATACTCGTACTTTGAAATAATATAATAAAGGGTTTACTTTTTAAGTAAACTGTGGTATAATAGACATTATGAATATAGAATCTTTACTCGAAATGTGGAAAAAAGATGCGCAGATTGATGAAATGGCATTAGATGAAGCATCACGTGAATCCGCAAAATTACACTCCAAATATCTTGATTTATACTCTAAATCAAAACTCAAATTAAAAAAACTAGAATTAGACTTTAAGCCTTTATTGAGGGATAAGTTTCTTCATTATGGTGGTAAATTAAGCCAACAGGAATTAGACTTTAAAGGATGGGAATATGATCCATTAAATGGATTAACTGTTCTTAAAGGTGATATGGATAAGTGGTATGATGCTGATCCTATCATACAAGAACATCAATTAAAATTAGCTATGCAAGAAGAAATAGTTAATTGTTTAAAAGAGATAATGGATAACATTAAATGGCGTCATCAGAATATTAAGAATATGATTGAATGGCGTAAGTTTACTAGTGGCATATAAAATACATGACTTTAAATATGAATGGAAGGGTAACTTCGGACACGCTCGTGCGTGCGTAGAACAAGCCTTAGAACAAATAGATCATAATGAATATCATCTTAATATTTGGAATCATACAGATATAACTAAAATCCCACACCAAGAAGCTTTGATTATTAAACCTACTGCCCCTACATCAAAACATTTTGCTATTGATACTATAGGCTATGCTAATAGTTCTTCTTTAGCATTTACAAATTATGGTGAATATGAAGTAATGTATTCATATTTAAATCCTAATCACAAAATGCAATGGAGTAAAATTAGATCTTTAATTAATAGTAAATCAAATAAGTGGGATGATTCTATTTTACTTAAATGGAAGAAAGGTAAAAAGGTAGAAAAGAATCATACATTAGTTATTGGTCAAATGCCTAAGGATGAAACAGTAGAAGGTTTTGGATTAGGTGGACACATTAAAAAATTAGATCTAATAGTAGAAAGATTAGTTAAAGAAACAAATTATCCTGTTGTAGTTAAAATGCATCCTAGATTACAAAAGAGAGATAGATTAATAGATAAATGGAAATCGTGGGGTGTAGATGTAAGAGAAGGATTTGAATCCTTACATGATATACTCCCGCGCACTCGTGTAGCCATTATAGATAATAGTACTGCAGGGATAGAATGTTTAATGCACGAAGTACCTATTATATCATATGGATGGCCAGAGTATCATTGGGTAACAAAAAAATTACAAGTGTTACCTCAACTTCCTAGATTAGTTAATGATTTAAGTTTTCATAAAGCTGATGATGCTAAGAAGTTTATATATTGGTATATACACGATTATCTTTGTTGTGATATTGAAAGTACAAAAAGAAGAATAAAAGAAATATTAGATTCATGGAAACTGTAATAGCAAATAAGGTTAATGAAACATTCTTACAAATAGAATGTGAGGCTAGTACTGAAAGAGAATTATCAGAACATTTCTGTTTTTATGTGCCTGGATATAAGTTCATGCCCGCGTACCGCAACCGCGTGTGGGATGGTAAAATACGTTTATTTGATATGCGTAAGAAGACTTTATATGTTGGATTACATAGGTATTTAGAAGAATTTTGTGAAGAAAGGGATTACAATTTACTCTCAGATAAATCATTAATAAATGATTATAATAATGATTTAGTTGAAGGTATGTTAGAAGAAACAACGTTACCCAGTCATATATCACCAAGGGATTACCAATTAGATGCGCTTAGGCACGCGCTACGGAGCTCTAAATCACTCTTATTATCACCTACTGCATCAGGTAAGTCATTAATCATATATTTATTAGTAAAATATTATCTTAAGCATTGTGATAATAAAGTCTTAATTATTGTACCTACTACATCATTAGTTGAACAAATGTATAGTGATTTCGCAGAGTATTCTAAAGAAGATAATACATTTGATATAGAAGAATTAGGACATAAGATATATGGTGGAGCAGATAGATTAACAGATAAAAGAATAGTTATATCCACATGGCAATCACAACATAAATTACCTGCGAATATGTTTAAAGGTTATGGTATGGTAATAGGTGATGAAGCACATCAATTTAAAGCTAAATCTCTTACATCTATTATGGAGAAATGTGTTAATGCACAATATAAGATTGGAACTACAGGAACATTAGATGGAACACAAACACATCAATTAGTATTAGAAGGATTATTTGGACCAGTTCATAAGGTAACAACTACTAAAGCTTTAATGGATAGAGATGAATTAGCTAAGTTAGATATTCAAATATTATTATTAAAATATAAAGAAGATTTCTGTAAACATATATCTAAAGCAAAGTACCAAGAAGAGTTAGACTTTATTGTAGGATATACTCCGCGCAATAAATTTATAAGTAATTTAGCTTTAGATCAAAAAGGAAATACTTTAATCTTATTTAATTATGTAGAGAAACATGGTAAACCTCTTCATGATATGTTAAAAGATAAGATTGAAGAAGGAAGAAAACTATTTTATGTTTCAGGAGAAACAGCTGTTGATGATAGAGAACAAATAAGAGTTATAACTGAAAAAGAAAATAATGCAATAATTGTTGCTTCACTTGGAACATTCTCTACTGGAGTTAATATAAAAAGATTACATAACCTAATCTTTGCTTCACCTTCTAAATCCCAAATAAGAGTATTACAAAGTATAGGAAGAGGACTTCGTGTGAGTGGAGATAGTATAAATACTACTGTATATGATATAGCTGATGATCTTCATTATAAATCGAAGAAGAATTATACACTAAATCATGCAGCAGAAAGAATTAAAATATATTCAAAAGAAAAGTTTAAATACAAAATATATGAGATAAATATATAATATGGATAATCTATTACTACCTATACGTCACTTTAAATTAGTTAATGGTGAAGAACTAGTAGCTTTAATTAAAGAAAAAGATGATGGTACATTTACATTAGAAAGACCTTATGTTGTAAAGAATAATATAATAGGCGGATTTGCATTCTTACCTTGGTTTCCTTTCTCTTCCCAAAAACTATTTAAAATATCTCGTCAGAGTATACTACATCATGTAGAGATTGACGAAGATATGAAACAAGAATACATCAAGCTTGCCACTGGCCAATTGAAGCCACGGTCCAGACCACTTCAAATGAGTGATGATGAACTAATGGCAAACCTAGATGATTTTATAAATGAACCTTATGATGATATTGAACTTGAACCCGTTCCACCAAATGATACAAAGAAGGAAACTATTCACTAGTGTCTCTCTGTCCTTGGGACGACAATATATTATACCACACTTTTCAGTGTTTGTAAACCCCCTAGCAAAAATAAATTTAGGGGTTTACTTTTCAGATAAACTATGGTATAATAGAGCCTTTATGGAGATTAATTATGGCTAAACATGCTGATGCGAAAAAAAAGCCTCACTACATTAACAACAAAGATTTTTCTTTAGCTGTTGTTGAATATGTAAAAACTGTTAGAAGTGCTAGAGAAAAAGATAAACCAGATCCTAAAGTAACGGATTACATTGCAACATGCTTTCTAAAGATATCTGAAGGTCTATCTCATAGACCAAACTTTGTAAGATATACATATAGAGAAGAAATGGTAATGGATGCAGTTGAAAACTGTTTAAGAGCTATCGGCAATTATAAGATTGAAACCGCTACTCGAACAGGTAAACCAAATGCATTCTCATACTTTACTCAGATATGTTATTTTGCCTTTATACGTAGAATAACTAAAGAGAAGAAACAGCAGGATATTAAAATGAGATTCATCCAAAAGATGGGTATAGAAGATTTCACTGCACTAGGTATGGATGAAGCTGGAGCAGCTGAAACTATGCAATACGTTGATACTCTAAGACAAAGAATGCAAACAGTAAAAGCTAAAGATACAGCTATTAAAGATTTTGCAAAAGAAGAAAAGATTAAAGCAAAAAAAGAAAAAGAAAAGCTAGAACTTTTCATGGGGTAATATGAAGATAGCAATATTAAATGACACGCATTGCGGTGTCCGAAACTCAAGCGATATATTCTTACAATATCAAGAAAGGTTCTATGAAGAGATATTCTTTCCTTATTTAAAAGAACACAATATAAAACATATACTCCATCTAGGAGATTACTATGAGCATAGGAAATTTGTTAATTTCAAAGCGCTTAATGCTAATCGTAAACACTTCTTAGAACCGATGCGTGATGCTGGTATCACTATGGATATTATTCCTGGAAATCATGATGTATATTTCAAGAACACTAATGAGCTATGTTCTCTCAAAGAACTTCTAGGGTATTTTACATCAAACGTTAATATCATTATGGAACCAACTGTATTAGATTACGATGGTTTAGGCGTAGCAGTTATACCATGGATTAATAATGGTAACTATCAAGAGTATACAAATTTTGCTTTAAACTGTGAAGCAGATATATTAGGCGCACATTTAGAATTAAAAGGATTCGATATGATGGCAGGTATATCTAATCCTCATGGTATGAATGCAGATATATTTAATAGATTCGAAATGGTTCTTACAGGACATTTTCATACTAAATCTAGTAGAGAGAATATACATTACCTTGGATCACAAATGGAATTTACTTGGGCAGATGTAGATGATCCAAAATATTTCCACGTGTTGGACACCGATAAGAGGGAAATAGAGCCCGTACGTAACCCGATAACCATATTTAAAAAGTTCGTTTATGACGATGAAACAGTAGATTATAACAATATAGATATAAATGAATTCAAAAAAAAGTTTATAAAGATTATTGTATTAAATAAAAATGATCTTTATATGTTTGATAAATTTGTAGATAAGCTACAGAGTATAGAAACCTATGAACTTAAGATAGCAGAAAACTTCGAAGAGTTTTTAGGTGATAGTGTACAGGATGAAAAAGTTTCTTTAGAAGATACTACTGAAATGTTAGACTCATATGTTGATGCAGTAGAAACAGATCTAGATAAAGAACATATAAAAGTGAAATTAAGAAAGCTATATACAGAAGCTCAGAACTTAGAGGTATTATGATACAGTTTAAATCATGTAAGTGGAAGAACTTCTTATCCACTGGAAACGACTTTATAAATATAAATTTAGAAAAATCCCCAACAACATTAATCGTCGGCCAAAATGGCTCAGGTAAATCTACTTTACTCGATGCCTTATCTTTTGGTCTTTTCGGTAAACCCCATAGAGATATAAATAAAGCTCAATTAGTTAATTCAGTTAATGCTAAAAAGACTATTGTAGAAGTCGAGTTCGAAATTGGAAGTAAGTTATTTAAAATAGTAAGAGGAATCAAACCTAATAAGTTTGAAATATATAAAGATGGTAAAATTATCAATCAAGCATCAAATGCAAGAGACTATCAGAAATTTCTGGAACAGAATATACTTAAACTTAATCACAAATCCTTTCACCAGATTGTGGTACTCGGAAGCAGTTCTTTTATTCCTTTTATGCAGTTACCTGCTTGGTCAAGGCGTGAAGTTATAGAAGATCTTTTAGATATTGGTATCTTCTCTAAGATGAACCAATTACTAAGAGAAAGAAATGCTAATATAAAAGATCAATTACTTGATTTAGGTCATAGGTTAGAATTAACTAAAACTAAGATGGCTTCGCAAGAGAAGTACATTAAAGACCTACAGGGTTTAAACAAAGATCAGATCAATCAAAAGAGAGATTCAATCCGCACGCATAAACAAGAGATCAACACTTTATTCGATGAATCTAAAAAGCTAGGAAAGAATCTCTCTGCCAGTATGTCCACCGAAGAAGGGAATTACCATAAACAAATGGATCAGATAGCAACTATCAAATCCCATAACCTACAATTAAATAGTGAGATAAAGAAGTTAGTTAAGGAAGCTAAGTTCTACGAAGATAATGATAATTGCCCAACCTGTGATCAAAGTATCTCTACAGATTTAAAAGATAAAAAGATTGCATTAGTTAGAACTACAGCCACGGAGGTTCAGTCTGAAAAAGAAGATTTACAAAGAAAGTTATCAGTCCTATCAACCACAACTACAGAGATCAATTCGAATCTGGACAAACTTAGAAATAAACAGAATAAGATTAATTCGAACAACGATTCTATATCTCTATTACAAAAAGAGATTGATAAGATACAAAAGGAAATTAATAAACTATCTGGCCAAACTGGTGATGTTAAAACAGCAAAAGATAGTTTATCTCAGCTAAGAGATAATAAAGATGATCTAACAGAAGACAAATTAAAGTATACAGAAGAAAGAACCTATAATGAAGTGATTGGGGAAATGCTTAAAGATACTGGTATTAAAACCAAAGTAGTTAAGCAATACCTTCCAGTTATGAATAGATTGATTAATGAATACCTACAGGTTCTAGACTTCTTTGTTGCATTTCATTTAGATGAAAACTTTAATGAAACAATTAGATCTAGACACAGGGACACGTTTAACTATGCATCCTTTTCCGAAGGCGAGAAACAAAGGATTGATTTGTCCCTGTTGTTTACTTGGCGTCAAATAGCCAAAATGAAAAACTCAGCAGCTACCAATCTATTAGTATTAGATGAAACTTTTGATAGTTCATTAGATATAGATGGTATAGAAAGCTTAACTAAGATATTAAGTACATTAGATTCCGATTCAAACGTGTTTATCATCTCCCATAAAGGTGATGTACTAGAGAACAAATTCCGCTCTAAAATAGAGTTCTTTAAGGATAGAAACTTCTCTAAAATTAGATAAACCCCCGTTTTTAATTCGATCCGTAACAAATCGTAACAAATCGTAACAAACGATTTACAAGGCTCCTTTTTTATGGTATAATGATCATATCATTTAAACAATAAGGAGTAAAAATGACAAACCAAGATAAAGTACAAGGACATTTAACAGACGATCAAGTTATGGATCAAATAGTTTTCAGATATGGATATAAAGCACCAGATTGGTCAGGCGCTTTGAAACAGTATGGAATAGCAATCGATTATCATACACCAGGAAAAGGTTGCTCAAGACCTGATGCAAAAGGCGTAAGCTATCCTTGCAGAGGTCACTACGGTATGAGTCATATGAGACTATTATTAAAAGCAATCAAAGATGCTGATCAGCTGATCTGGGATAAATTATAATCCCAGTTCGTGACGTGATTGTGACGAAAAAGATGAAAAAAAAGGTTTACAAGGGGTCAAAAATGTGGTATAATGGTACCCATATTCAATTAAAAAGTAAGGAGTTTAATGAATCATAATAAAACAATAGCAAAGCTACTCGCAAAAGAGAACCTAACTATCCAGCATGGTAACTATAAAACTGCTTGGTTCGATATTAAGAACAGAATCTTAGGTCTTCCTCTTTGGAAAGATATGCCAAAAGACACTTATGATCTTTTTATAGGTCATGAGGTCGGTCACGCGCTATATACCCCATATGAAGGATGGCACGATAGCCCAAAGAAAATCGAAGGTGTACCAAGATCTTATATGAATGTTATAGAAGATGCTCGTATAGAAAGATTTGTACAGAACGATTATCCAGGATTAGTTGGTCCTTTTAAAAGGGGATATATGGATCTGTTGGATAGAGAATTCTTTGGTGATATAGATGATCTAGATTATGAAAGAGTTAAACTCATAGATAAAATAAATCTAAAAGCTAAATTAGGGGATATGATCGAAGTACCATTTTCCCCAGAAGAAAAATCTTTCTTTGATAGAGCATTTACCACTACAACATTTGATGAGGTGGTTCAGCTTTGTAGAGAGATCTTAACTTACACTCAAGAAAACCAATCTGAATTATTAGAGCAACCTGAGGACAATGCACCTGATCTTGATTTACCAAATGGTGATCAAGAGATGGAAGATGATCCTACTAGCTCTGGCCATGATGATTATATGCCAGGAGAAGAATCAAATGAAGAAGAAGAAAATAACGCACCTTCAAGCGAAGCTTCTGATGAAGGAGATGAAGAAGAAGAGGGAAATACAAAATCAGAAACTCCCGAAAATTCTTCCGATGAAGAGCCTACTGAGGAATCTAAAGATGGGGAATATTCTCCAGAGCCTGAAAAAGATGCAGATACGTCAACTACTGATGAGATTTTCAGAAGAGCAGAAAAAGACCTAATCGAAGGTAATAATGAAAGAGGTGCACAACCTCTATACATGAGAGAGCCTAATAAGCAAGTTAGAGATACCGTAATAAAACCTTATAAAGAAGTTAAAGCTCAAAGAGAGAAAGCTTGGGACAGATGGTATAACGACGATCGAATGAATGGTTCTGAAAAAAGAGCTAAATTAAAACAAGAATTTGACGCTTACCACAAACAAGTTAAGAAATCTGCTAACTACGCAGTAAAAGAATTTGAAATGAGAAAGGCAGCTTATCAATGGTCAAGAGCCCAAACTGCTAAATCAGGTTCCTTGGATGTTAACAAAGTTTGGTCTTATAAAACAAACGAAGATATATTTGCTAGAGTTACTAATTTAGCAGATGCTAAGAACCATGGCATGATGATGTTCATCGATTACTCTGGTTCAATGTCCGGTACTTTACACCACGTCTTAGATCAACTTATACATTTAGTCGTTTTCTGCAAAGCAGTTAATATACCTTTCGACGTATATGCTTTTACTACAAACAATAGAGAACGAGATGATCTTATTGGTCAAAGAGATGGCGAAATAGCTATGGGTGATGTTAGCATACCTCTATTAATTAGTTCTTCTTTAAAGAAAAAAGACTTTGAAGAAGCCTTGCTTGGTCTTTATCTTAAAAAGATTGGTAATGAAAGTAGATGGGATTGGGATGGTGACGAGTCGGTTAGTGAATACGCAGTCACAGGAAGATGTGAAGAGTTTGGATCTACACCTTTAAATGATGCTTTAGTTCTTGCTCATAAAATGGTTAAAGAATTCAAAGGTAAGCACGCAGTTCAAAAGATGAATCTAATCGTTCTATCTGATGGTGATTCAAATGGCCTAAACGCTTATAGAGATTATTCAATGGATAATCACGCTGAGTCTAGATATAGCTATTATGATACAGTTTTAGAAATCGATGGAAAACAAATAAGACATGATGGTGGAAGAGGTAGAGAATTAACTAAAGTTCTTCTAGGGAATATCCAGAAAAGATATAATTGCAGAACCTTAGGATTCTTTGTTTCAGATAGCTCACACAATTGGAACAACATGCTTTGGAGAATGGATATGGGAACTCCTGAAGATAAAAAAGAAGCTAATAAAGAATACAGAAAGTTCAAATGTGTTTCTAAAGAAAACGTCTTAGGATATGACAACTACTACCTAGTAAAAGGACACGGTAAGCTCTCAACAGATTCAGATGAGTTTAGTGCTTCTAGTGAAGATTCAATAGCTAAGATTAGAACTTCATTCAAAAAGTTCTCATCTTCTAAGAAGAACAATAAATCAATCTTAACTAATTTTGGTAAGGCAGTAGCTTAACTGTGACGAAATTGTTACGAAAAAGATGCAAAAAAAGGTTTACAAAGACCCAAAACTATGGTATAATGGTACCTATAATAAAAAATAATATAAGGAGTTAAATTTATTATGAATGATATGAAAAAATCCACCGAGATAATACTGGAAGAACTCGTAAAAAGAAATCCAGATTCTACTGAGTTTAAGACTCAACAAATCACTTCAACCGCTGCTGATCTAGGCTATAAAAAGTCTGATTACTTACCCTTGATAAATGGTGAGTTTAGATCTAGAGTTGGTTGGTATAACCTAGCGCATTTGGTTGAACCTATTAGACAGGAACAAACTAATGTTCTTCCTTTACCAACCCAAGTGGCTGCAATGGCACCACAATCAGTGGTTAACAAAGAAAGAACCTTTGCAGAAGTTGATCCAACTTTCGTAGCTTGGGGCGCTTACGCTGATGTAGTTAAGGTTATTAAATCAGAAATGTTTTATCCAGTTTATATATCTGGTCTTTCTGGTAATGGTAAAACCTTTATGGTCGAGCAAGCAGCTGCTAAGCTAAATAGAGAATTCATTAGGGTTCAAATTAATCCAGAAACGGATGAAGATGATTTACTTGGTGGATTTAGATTAGTTAACGGCGAAACAGTATTCGCTAAAGGTCCAGTCCTAAAAGCAATGGAAAATGGAGCTATCCTTCTTCTTGATGAGATTGATAGAGCTACAAATAAGATCATGTGCTTACAAGGTATCTTGGAAGGTAAACCAGTACTAGTTAAAAAGACTGGTGAGGTTGTTAAACCAGCAAATGGTTTCAACGTTATAGCTACTGCTAACACTAAAGGTAAAGGTTCCGAAGATGGAAGATTTACAGCAGCTACTATAATCGACGAAGCTTTCCTAGAAAGATTTACTATCTCAGTTGATCAAAAGTTTGCTTCTCCATCTATCGAGAAGAAAATTCTTAATAAGCACTTTGACAAATTCGGTGCTTCAGATCCTGAATTTATAGATAAGCTTATTGACTGGGCTGATATCATAAGAAAAACATTTTATGATGATGGTGTCGATGAAGTTATTTCAACTAGAAGGCTTTGCCATATAGTTCAAACTTACTCTATCTTCAACGATAGAATGAAATCTATCAACCTTTGTCTCAACAGATTCGATGATGATACAATCGAAGCTTTCTTAGATCTTTATACTAAGGTCGATTCTGGAGTTGATATGGACCTCGAAAACGAGCATCCAGATTATGATCCTGAAGAAAGAGCCAATGAGGAGTATAATGATAAAATATAAGGGTTTACTTTTCACCCAAACTATGGTATAATATACACTATGAGTAACAAAATAGATTACAAATTTAACGAAGCTGATCTCTGCAAAGAGTTAGCTTCTTATATAGATAAAACCTATGATTCACATTATAGCAAAAACAAATTCCAATCTACGGAGTTTATTGTTGATTGTGGTCATGGTATAGGTTTCGCAATAGGTAATATCTTGAAATACGCACAACGTTATGGGCGTAAAGGTATACCCGAAGATCACAGAAAAGATCTTATGAAGGTATTGCACTATGCGATTATTGCTTTATCTATTCATGATGAGGAAAATGATAATGCAAATAAGTAAAGAAACGTTAGAAGTACTAAGCAACTTCGCTTCGATTAATCCTAATATATTGATTAGTCCAGGTCAACAGCTTAAAACAATTGCCGAAGCTAAAAACATTATGGCTTCAGCCGAGATTACTGAGGACTTTCCGCAGGAGTTTGGGATTTATGATTTAAATGAATTCCTGTCTGTGCTTGGGTTAGTGGATGATCCCAACCTAGACTTTAGCGATGATAGCGTGAAGGTCCTCGGTTCAGGTGCCAATGTTAGATATTTCTATTCACAAAAAGAAATGTTAACCACACCTGAGAAAGAAATCAATATGCCAGATCCTGAAGTATCCTTTAATGTTTCAACAGAACAAATGGATAGTTTAAGAAGAGCATCATCAGTATTAGCTCACGATGAGTTATTAATTACTGGTGCTGATGGGGTTATTAAAGCTGAGGTATATGATCCTCAGGATAAAACTTCAAACGTATTTAGTTTAACTCTAGATGAAACCAATGCATGTGATAAGGCATTTAAATTTATCTTTAGTATACCAAACTTAAAGCTATTTAAAGGGGATTACTATGTGAATATAAGTTCCAAGTTAATCTCACATTGGACCAATACTGATTATCCAATAAATTATTTTATAGCTTTAGAAAACGGATCAGAGTTTGACGTATAAATATAATAAAGATTTCTCATTTAATTATGAGGATAAGGTGAAGGGTGCGAATGATCGGCCCTTCTTAATTAGTCTACTTGCAAGGAGAAAAAAATGACTGAAGAAGTAGTAAACCAAGAGCAAGGCCAAGCTCCTGGACTTTCCCTCCAAGACATCGCGACAGCCGTTCAAATAATTGATATTTGTTCGAGGCGTGGTGGGTTTGAAGGTCCTGAATTGGCTAGTGTTGGCGGATTAAGAGAAAGATTTGTTTCTTTCGTTAATGCGAATGCACCAAAAGATGGTGAAGCACCTGCGGGCGAAGTCCCAGTTGCAGAAGCCGAAGAAGATTCAGTAACTGAATCTTAATCATGACGGGGAGCTTAGCTCCCCTTCAGTTTATATTATAGGAAATATTATGGAAACAAGTGAAAAACACAGATTATTAACAGCCTTAAAGAAAGGCACGGTTACGGTCACCTTTCAAAAGATCGACACAGGCGAACTCAGAGTTATGCCTTGTACCCTCAACCCCGTAGTTCTAGAAGCTAATGAAGCTCCAATAAACTTCGATAAGATATCCGCAGATGATATGGAACATTTTCCAGTATGGTCTTTGGATAAGAATCAATGGAGAAGTTTTAGATTAGATACTGTGAAAGGTTGGGAGGTTCTAGGTGAATGAATTTCTCTGGGTAGAAAAGTATAGACCTCAGCTCATACAAGATTGTATATTACCTAAATCGATAAAGAAAACTTTCGAAGATATTGTTAACGGAGGTGAACTGCACAATATGCTTCTCACCGGCACAGCCGGCACAGGTAAAACCACAATTGCAAAAGCACTTTGCTATGAGCTCGGTTTAGATTACTTAATGATTAACGGATCAGAAGAATCCGGAATTGATACACTAAGAACAAAGATAAAACAATTCGCATCAAGCGTATCTCTTTCGGGTGGATACAAGGTGGTTATATTAGATGAAGCTGATTATCTAAACCCCCAGTCCACCCAACCTGCTCTCAGAGCATTCATGGAAGAATTCTCTTCGAATTGTAGATTCATTCTTACGTGTAATTTTAAGAATAGAATTATTGAACCACTACATTCAAGATGTGCAGTGGTAGAGTTTAATATCCCTAAGAAGGATATGCCAAAATTATGTATGGAATTCCTTGATAGATGTTGTTACATTTTAAATTGTGAAGGTCCAATCGAATATGAGAAAGAGGTAATAGCTGAATTAATATTAAAACATCAACCAGATTGGCGTAGGATTATTAATGAATTACAAAGACATTCAGCTTCAGGTAAAATTGAATCAAGTATATTAATAGCACAGATAGCAGATTTAGCTATCATAGATTTAATTACTTACCTTAAGACAAAGAACTTTAAAGCTATGAGACAATGGGTCACAGACAATATGGATGCTGAACCAGCTTCAATCTTTAGGAAGTTATATGATGCTATGAATGATAGAGTTGAACCTAAATCAATTCCACAATTTGTACTCATATTAGCTGATTATCAATATAAGAATGCTTTTGTTGCAGACCATGAATTAAATATGGTTGCATGTTTAACAGAAGCTATGACACAGGTACAATTTAAATGAAAAAAGACGATACAATAAAGATATTAGAACAGAATGTAAAAGATCTACAAGGTCAATTAGCAGCATGCCAAAAGAGGATTGCAGAACTAAATGATATGGTTAATAAATTACATAAAACTGTTACCCAACAACAAGCACAATTGAGTTATTATAAAAGTGAATCCATTTGAGTATGTAAAAGCAATCAATACCACCAAGAAAGATATAATGGTGGATGATATAGCTGAGAAAGATTACAATGCATTTATGGTGAATAGATCACTATCTAATTTCCAAGATACTATATTATATGCAAATCTAATGAATCAATATCATCATCTAGATGCGCGCCTTCAATTCGATTTTTTCATAAATACTATTAGAAAGAAAAATAGATTCTCTAAGTGGTTAAAACCCCTCAATTATGAGAACTTAGAGATTGTTAAAGAATATTATGGGTATAGCAATGAAAAAGCTAAATCTGTATTGTCATTATTAAATAATAATCAAATTGAAGATTTGAAAGAAAGGATTTATAAAGGTGGAAGAACAAAACAAACCAGTTAACGATTGGGCTCCTGCGGATATGCTGGAAATCACATTAAACGAGCCAGATGACTTCCTTAAGGTAAGGGAAACATTAACAAGAATAGGTGTAGCTTCTAGAAAAGATAATAAGCTATTTCAATCTTGTCATATCTTACACAAACAAGGACGTTATTTCATAGTACATTTTAAAGAATTATTCTTATTAGATGGGAAACCTTCCAATCTAGTGGAGAATGATGTGCAGCGTAGGAACACTATTGCTACACTATTAGCAGATTGGGGATTAGTTACAATTCTTAATCCAGAAGCTGCTAAGGATATAGCACCACTTCGTCAGGTTAAGGTAATATCTTACAAAGACAAACATATGTGGGAACTATGTCCAAAATATAATATAGGTAATTCTCAACCTAAAGAGTAATTGCGTATAAATATATACTGAGGAACGCCGAGGGTCGGGTTCCCAATAACCTTGCTATTTAATAGGAGGAACTAAAGATGGTAAGAAACACAATGAACGTACCGCGTTCTTTATTTGTAGGCTTTGATAGCCTATTTGATGAGTTGGAGAGAATTCATTCTTCAGCTAGATCCAACGATAACTATCCACCACATAATGTGGTTAAGATCGATGAGGAGAAATTCCTAATTGAGTTAGCTTTAGCTGGCTTCAAGAAAGAAGACATTCAAGTTGAAGTTAAGGATGGTATTCTAAAGATCAAAGGCGAGATGCCTAATGATGGGCGTGAGTTCGTATACAAAGGTATTTCATCCCGCAAGTTTGAGAAGAGCTTCCGCCTCTCAGAATTTTGCGTAATAGATGGTGCCGATTTCGAGGATGGAATACTCGTAGTATATGCTAGAGTAGAGATTCCAAAAGAAAGGCGTCCAAGGAAGATCGATATAGGATCTACTGGGGCATCAACGAAGAAATCATTTAATATAAAATGATGAATTAGAGAAACCTAGTAGAAAAGTTTAACTTATTTACTAGGAGATTGAAATGGGCTACGTAAGAAAGCACAAACAATCAATTAGATCCGGTTTCGAATTTATCGCTATACTTGCACTTACATTAGGTGTAGGACCGGCATTATTATTCTTAGCTGGACTTAATTAAAAATAGTGAACCCCTAAGAAATTAGGGGTTTACATTTGACTTGAACTATGGTATAATAGACACATTATGAATTTTTATACAAACGTATCTCGTTATGGCAATATGCTACTTTATCGTGGCATAGAAAATGGCAAACGTGTACAAAAGAAAATCAAATATAAACCTACACTCTATGTAGGAACAAACAAAGCAACCAAATGGAAATCCTTTACTGGGGTTCCTGTTGCTCCTGTCCAATTCGAATCTATGAGAGATGCTAAGAATTGGGTTAAAGAAAACGAATCAGTAGCAGGCAGAAAGATCTTTGGTAATACCAGATATCAATCCTGCTTAATAAACGATCTATTCCCAGGTGAAATAGAATTCGATAGAAACTCAATCAATGTTACATCTATCGATATAGAAGTACAATCCGATGATGGATTCCCTGAACCTGGTCCAGCACTAAAAACCGTAACTGCTATTTGTCTTAAGAACAATATAGATAATACCTATTATGTTTGGGGCTTAGGTGATTACAATGTAGAAAAAACCTACATGAAAACTAACCGTGTGGTCTATAAGAAATGTGCAGATGAAAAAGAATTACTCATAGACTTTATTAACCACTGGGCTACACCCTCAAACACACCTGATATTATTACTGGTTGGAACTCTAAGTTCTTCGATATACCTTATTTGGTCAATCGTATCCGTAGGGTATTTGGTCCAGATCTTGGCGAAGAGAATATTAAAAAGCTTTCCCCTTGGGGTATGGTAGAACGTAGAGAAGCTAGAATAGCTTACAAATCTATGAACCGTGATGAAACATATGAATTCCAAGGTATATCCCAAATGGATTATATGGAAGTATTCAAGAAGTTTGGTTATGCCTATGGGCAACAAGAATCATATTCTCTTAATCATATTGCTCACGTAGTACTTGGGGAATCTAAACTATCCTATGAAGAACATGGTACATTAAATAATCTATATCAAGCCGATCACCAAAAGTTTATTGATTATAATATTAAAGATGTAGAATTGGTAGATCGATTCGAAGATAAGATGGGATTAATTACCCTTGCTCTTACTATAGCATATCGTGGCGGTGTTAACTACAACGATGTGTTTGGTACTACTGCAATTTGGGATACAATCATACATCGTGATCTATATGCTAATAATGTTATTATGCCATTCCCAAAAGATCCACAAGAGAAAACAACTTATGCTGGTGGCTATGTTAAAGAACCTCAAGTAGGTTTACATAACCACGTAGTTAGCTTCGACCTTAATTCACTATATCCTTCCCTAATCATGCAATACAATATGTCACCTGAAACCATAGCAAATGGTGAAATGGTTAATGTTAATGTAGATTCTATGCTAGAAGGTAAGCAAAAGGTATACAAAGATGGATATGGATTATGTGCTAATGGTCAATACTTCCATACTGAAAAACAAGGTGTACTTCCCAAGATCGTAGAAGAAATGTACAGTGAAAGGGTAGAGGTTAAGAAACAAATGCTGGACTCGCAAAGAGAATTACAAAAAGCAGATCCAGAAGATAAACAAGAAATTTACAGAATACAAAGAGATATATCCCATGCGGAAAATAGACAAATGGCAATTAAGATTCTTCTTAATAGCTTATATGGCGCTCTCGGCAATCGTTATTTCAGGTTCTTCGATCAAAGAATTGCCGAAGGAATCACATTGTCCGGACAGCTCATTATCAGATGGGGCGAACAATCAATCAATCGTTACCTAAATAAGCTACTTAAGACCAACACAGACTACGTCTTAGCAATCGATACCGATTCTTTATATATTGGGTTAGGTCCATTAGTAGAACAGTTTAAACCAGCGAATCCAATAGATTTCCTAGATAACGTATGTAAAGAATTAGAAAATGTATTCATAGATTGCTATGAAAACATCTACCAAAGATATGGTGGTATTAAGAATACAATGGTTATGGGCAGAGAAGTTATCGCAGATAGAGGCATTTACCTTGCTAAGAAAAGGTATATCCTCAACGTGGTGGATAACGAAGGTGTTAGATTCAAAGTTCCAAAGATCAAAACAATTGGTGTAGAAGCTAACAAATCATCTACCCCAAATGCTTGCCGTCAAGCTTTAATAGAAATGTTTAAAGTTATTATTAGCAAAGAAGAGAAAGATGTACAAGAAGCTATTAAGGTATTCAAATCTCACTTCTTTAGCTTACCCCCGCACGAAGTAGCTTTTCCAAGAGGGGTAAATAATATAACAGGCTTTATAGAACGCTACACATATAATACCCAAGGTGGGGAAACTAAAACAGTAGAAAGCTATAAGAAAGGTACTCCGATACATGTTCGTGGTTCCTTAGTATATAATTGGCATAGAGAGAAATTGAATTTAACTAAATATCCTAACCTTAGAAATGGTGATAAGATTAAATTTACATATCTTACAACCCCAAATCCAGTCAAAGAAAACGTTGTGGCATTCCCAGATTACTTACCAGAAGAATTTGGTTTGCATGATTACGTTGATTACGAATTACAATTTCAAAAAACATTCATAGATGCTATTCAACCAATTTTAGATGCAGTTGGTTGGAATGCAGAACAAGTATCAACATTGGAGGATTTCTTTGGATAAGATAATACCTACATTTAGAAAGGTAATTTATGTTGGCACAAAGCCAGGTAATTTCCCACCTAGTAAATCACCAACTATTAAACGAATAACTAAATGGTCAGATAGAGCTGGCATTATAAATTGGTCCTGGACTAATGTGTCAGATCCCGACCATTTAGATAAGATAATGGGATGTAAAGTAATAGCTATGGGTAATGAAGTAGATGAATACTTTACTAAGAAGAATATAGAACATTTAAAAGTTCCACACCCCAGCGGACTTAACCGTATGTGGAACGATCCTGAACTTGAACCGAAGGTGATAGAGGAAATTAGGGGGTTTACAAATCAATGATTATGTGGTATAATGGAGACCAATATGAAAATTAAATTAATAAGATTAGTTTCAGGCGAAGAATTAATTGCGGAAGTAGTTAATTCATCTGAAGATAGTTATACATTAAAAGATGCAATTGTTATGATACCAGCTGGTGAAGGTAGAATAGGGTTTATGCCTTTCTTACCTTATACTGATGCTAAGAATGGTATCGCAATTAGAAAACAAGATGTTATGTTTGTTGTTGATCCAATAGATGATCTAATAGATCAATTTAGACAAGCTAGATCTGGAATACAAACAGCACCAAAAGGAATTATAACAGGATGAGCAAGAACTGGGTAAAAGATATTCATGAAATGCAAGACAAATACCGTGTCCATAAATGGGTAGAAGGTTCAGATAAAGATAGGCTAAGAGCTTATCTACATTTTAGAATAGATTTTCTAAGAGAAGAATTAGAAGAAACTGAAACAGCATTAATCGATATGGACGGTGAAGAAATAGTAGATGGACTTATAGATTTATGCGTAGTAGCTATTGGTACACTTGATGCATTTGGAGTTGATCCATATAAAGCATGGGACGAAGTACTTTATGCAAACATGAGAAAAAACGTAGGTGTTAAAGCAGAAAGACCTAATCCGCTAGGACTACCAGATCTGGTTAAACCAGAAGATTGGGAGGCACCATCACACAAAGGTAACCATGGTAAGTTTAACGATATTTGACAGTATATACGATAATAAAACTGCAAAGAGAATGGATTATGAATCCTTCGAGCAGTTTGAATCAGTATTATATAGATTAGCACAAGGAAACAAATATGAAAAGAAAGCTGATGCACCGCTTATTAGCCCGGCTATATATAAACCTGACACGACTCGGGCCAATGAAAATGTACTCGCTTGGGGTGGTTTTGGTATTGTTGATGTGGATGACTTTCAAGGTGATATAAAAGATATAGAAAAGCAATATGAAAATTATAAGTACGTTTGTTATAGCACTGCAAGTAGTAGTATTGACAGCCCTAAGTTTAGGCTTGTCTTTCCTCTTACTAAATTTGTTGATCAGGCTGATATCAAACATTTTTGGTATGCATTAAATAAAGAAATAGGAGATATAGCAGATGCCCAAACCAAGGATCTCTCAAGGATGTATTACGTTCCGTCGCAGTACAGGAATGGATTCAACTTCATCTTCTCTCATGAAGGAGATGTTATGGACCCAGATGAAATTATGGTACGACACAAATACATCGTACGATCTGAAAACTTTTACGATCGTCTTCCCGATGCCATCAAGCAAGGGTTAATGGAACACAGGAAATCTCAATTAAATAATACAGATATAACCTGGACTGGTTACAGAGATTGTCCGTTTGTAAATCAAAAAAAGATAACCGAATATAAAGCTTTAAACGAAGGTTGGTATTATTCAATGTATCAACTTATGGTTTCTATAGCAGGTAATGCTATCACAAAAGGTTATCCAATAACAGCAAAAGAAATAGAATTTTTAATTAGGGATTTAGATCAAGATACAGGAAATTGGTATTTAAAAAGGCCAATAAACAAAGAAGCGGAAAGAGCAATTGAATTTGTATTTAGGAAAAATATTTAGGGGCTGTAGCTCAGTTGGGAGAGCGACTGGTTTGCATCCAGTAGGTCGTAGGTTCGATCCCTATCAGCTCCACCAGTTATGATTGAATTAGCAAAACTACAAGATGGCCAATTAATTTATGGCACTTACGAAGAATGTGAAGAGTATGCAGAGAAAGAAAATACGTGTGTTGATAGGTATTTTGATTATATAAATCCTTCTACCGTTTATAATAAATTTAAATGGATAGGAAAAGGATTATCAAATCCTTATGCAGTATCAGTTCCATATGATTATAGTAAATCAAAACCTGATGGAACATTTAATACACGGGGAGTGAATACAGAAAAATGGTAAAATATTTAACAAATAAATTAGCGCCTTATGCTATAAGGTTTAGAGAATGGTCAAGAGGTAAAACATGGGTCCAAATACCACTAATGATCTTTATATTATGGATGTTAGGATTCGCCAATCCATATTGGTGTGTATATCCAGTTTGTTGGATCCCAGGAGTAGGTTAATGAAGAAAATATGGAAATCAAGTTCGAAATGGTTTGTGCCATTTCATTTAGTTACAATGTTAATAGTATTTTTAATTATACTTTTTATTTCATCCCCAGTACATGGATATGATGAGAATGGAGATAGGTATTGTTTAGCACAAAATATTTATTTTGAAGCTGGCAATCAACCTTTCTCAGGTAAAATAGCAGTAGCTAATGTTACTATGAATAGAGTAAACGATTTACAATTCCCAAACGAGGTTTGTGAAGTAGTATATCAAACAAAGAAATGGAAAACATCTTGGTCTGGAAATCAGATCCCAGTCAGAGGACAATGTCAGTTTAGTTGGTTCTGTGATGGGAAATCAGATGATCCTAAAGATTCAATTACATGGCTAGAATCAATCAGAGTAGCCGATTTAATATTACAAGAAAGTGTTATCGATATAACAGATGGTGCATTATGGTATCATGCAGACTATATCTATCCATATTGGGCAGATCATTTAACTAGAGTTGTACAAATCGAAGCACATATCTTTTATAAATAGAACTAGAGGAATAAATTATGCCAAGAAAGAAAAAGAATACAACAATAAGAAAGACTGCTCGAAGAGAAAAGAATGAAGCTCAACAAGCTCATGAAGAGAAAATCTTTACACCACCAGTCAGAGCTAGAAAGGAACCTACTAAAGCTGAAGAGCTTGAATTCTTAGGTGAATGGTTAGCTCAAGAATATCTAAGTGTTGAGCTTAATTATAATCCTCTTGAGGATCATCACGCAACTAGAAATAATAAGCTAGCCAAAACTGATGGAAAAGATCCTAATGGAAGATCTGTTGAAGTTAGAACTAAAAAAAGATCTGGAACTAATTTTCTATTAACTAAAGAAGATTTAGAATCATTTGCTAAAGTAGAAAGAGTTATTATATGCGAGTATACCGACTCTAATACGATTGGTTTATGGGAAGTATTAGATAGAAAGATCCAGGAAAAGAATAAAGAAAACAGACTTCCTGTAAAACAACTACAATTATTGCTCTCTTTCGATAACCAAGAGTTTGCCGAAAAGATGAGAGCTAAGGGGTAAAACATGTACGAATATATGGCAACAATAACTAAGGTGGTAGATGGAGATACTGCTAAGGTAGATGTAGACTTAGGTTTTGGTATGTCTTATAAAAACCAAACTGTAAGATTCTATGGTATCGATACTGAAGAATCTAGAACAAGAGATCTTACAGAGAAATGGTATGGTAAGCTAGCCGCACAATATGTAAAAGATAGATTGATTGTTGGAGAGAAATATAAAATGACTACATCAATCAGTAAAGGAAAGTTCGGAAGAATATTAGGAACTTTTTATTGTGAAGATGAGAATGGTGAATATAATCTTAATGAAAGAATGGTAGAATTAAATCATGCAGTAGCATACCACGGCCAATCAAAAGAAGATATTCAAGAAGGACATATGGCTAACAGACAAAGATTAGCACAAAGAGGTTTACAACCAGAAGAATAAGCTTTATTATATTATATTATGAATTTTAAATTTGGAATTGACATTAACGAAACTTTTGAAGAATCTATTTTAACTCAAGATAGTTTACAGTGGATTGAAGAAGAGTCTACTCGAATAGCTTCAGGGGTTATACAAAGTAATGTAAGCCGTAATTCCCTATCTGGGAAATACAGAACATTCGAAGATATTAAATCAGATGCTAAAAATGGATTAGTAGCTGAAGCTTATCTTATACAAGAATATAACTACAAAGATAACTCAAAGAAATTCCATGATGTGATTACACCAGAAGGTGTAGAAGTAGAGATTAAAACATATAATGGATATGCCATTGGAAGTAAATACAACCAGATTTTACGTTTAGAATCACGTAAAACAAAATACCAACATGTTCTTATGTTTAAAAGAACTGATGGTGTTTACACCTTTGATTCTTATTGGACACATAATAATGACACTAGATTATACGAGGAAGTGATATGTCAAAACCCCAACCAAAACACGATACAATAAAAAAATTCGCTGCGTCTGACGTACGTACAGCAATGATATTTGACAGGCCTGAGATACCTGAGGATTACCATGGTAAAGATGTTATTATAGGTGAATGGTTAGGAGAATTATTTCATACACCCACAGATCAATACTACACTCAAAGCACGAGATCACAATATTATTTCCCAGATGTAAAACCAGAAGGTGGATTCGATAAGCATATATGTCCTGGACATTGGTCTGGATATAGATGGGCAGTTCAAAACTTTACTGAGTACGGAGATTGGGTTTTAGATCCAACAGTTGGTACAGGAACAGCGGTTGTAGAATCTATTAATCACGGAAGAAACGCTATAGGAATAGAATTAGAATTCTCAGAGATTACTAATAGAACAATACAAACACAATATGATCGTGCTGATAAGATTGGAAGTTTAGTTCCTTTAGGTGAAGGAAGAATAATAACTGGTGATGCTAGAGATCTGCATGAACATGTAGGAGATCAACAATTTGATATGGTTATTAACGGAACACCTTATCCAGTATTAGGTGGAGGACAATCAGATGCTCCAGAGAGAGGATATACCTCTAGAAATCAAGGTGCAACTATCCAATACCAGAAAGATAAAAACGTTGGAGTTCTAAAGGGACAAGTTTACTGGGATACTATATTACAAATCTATTCAGCTGCTATAGAGAAATTAAAACCTGGTGGAAAATTTATTACTCTTATTAAAGATCCAACACAAAACAAAAAACCTTATTTACTACACAAGATGATAGCTGATATGCTAATGGAACATCTTCCAGTAAAACCTTATGGGACATTTATTCATAAGCATTTACCTGCTACTATTTTTATGAATACATATCCTAAACAATGGCCAGAAGCCAAACAGATTCCCTTATATCAAACAGGTACAGTACTTGAGAAATATTAGGGGTTTACTTTTCATCAAAACTATGGTATAATATACATTATGAAACCAATACAAATACTTAAAAATGCCGCTGACTTAATCGTTAGCAAAGGCAATGATTATCAAAATCCTAAATCTAGGATTAAACAAGCAGACTATTATCCAAATGGTGCTCAAACCATTTTAGATATTATGACTGGCAAAGTCAATCGCATGCACTCAGTATTAGATGCTATGCGAGATGATGAACAATACGTAGAGAACTTCGAATCACTTCATGATTCGGCAGTAGATCTCATTAATTATGCAGCCTTTTTTGCTGCTTATCTTGATTATGATATTGATGGACAAGATCCTAGTCGAGATATATTCAACAGGATAAAAGATATTGAAAGCGAAAGATCTTAAAGAAGGGTTATATCGTCT